CAACCCAAGTCAATCACCTGCGTATCTTCGGTCATGAAGTATGTACTCAAGTCACGGATGGCTTCTGTTAGTGTGTGATAGTTCGGGATTGATTGAGCAATATGCTCATCAAAGTTTTGAATCGTATCGAATGAGAATGGCTCAGTAGAACTCATGAAGCCTTCGACCAATCGCTTCCACGACTGGGATAGTGATGGTTCTCCCGCACCGTTCGTATCTTTCGGAATCTGAAACTCTTCGTCCATCTTCGTAATACTCCGTCCATCCATCAGGTAAACCTTGAAGTCGTTCACACTCCAAAGGAGTTAGTTTTCTTAGAGCAAAACCTTCACTATCACCTGTGAGAACTCCGTGTCGGTCTTGTGCTGTAATCGTGTACATCGGGTCTCCATCATCTTTGATGAGTCGCCCGTTTGGTTTCTTGTTTACTCGGGCTACATCTAAGACTGGTCTCACAAAGGGAACATTGTTACCGCCAGTTCCCATGTGAGCGAGAAGTGTTGGAGCAACATTCTCAAAAGTTCTAAAAGCGTTATCTCGGCGGATGAACTGCTCGACTACATATTGTCGGGAGTTTCCTCCTTTGTAGTAATGGGCGTCAAGGGTCGGAGAAATGTGGGAGAAAAACCCCTGCCTTCCTTCTCGTTCTTCCTTGTTCGACTGAGCATTGCTTCCACTTGTTGTTCCGATAGGAAATACTTTTGGTCGGGGGTTTCCTCTAAGATGTCCGATAAGGAAAACCCTTTCTCGGTGTTGCGGGACTCCGAAATTTTGGCTGTCAAGCAATTCCCATTGACAGTCATACCCCAAGCCATCCAAGACTTCGAGGATGATTTCGAAGGTTCTTCCTCCGTCGTGTTTGAGGAGTCCTTTGACATTCTCAAAGAGGATATACGGTATTGATTTTTCGTGAGCGAGTCTAAACATTTCAAAAGCGAGTGTCCCTCGGGTGTCATCCAAAGAGAATCCAGTTCGCTTTCCCGCAACTGAAAAAGTCGCACAAGGGAATCCTCCAACGAGGAGGTCGGCATCAGGAATGTCTCCAGCGGAAACATTTCTAATATCTCGTCCGTCAGGTTGTTCTCCGAAATTTCGGGCATAAATACTCCTCGGTCTCTCTAGCCATTCATTAGCCCAAACGCACTCATGACCTGTTCTTTCAAGTCCAAGTCGAAATGCGCCGATACCAGCAAAAAGTTCAATGAACTTCATTAGACAAGCGGTTTCGCTGGTCGTCCTCGTCTACGAATCAAGTTGCCTTCAGCATCGTACTCAGGTACTCGGTCAATATCGTTGCGGATAATTTTGTAAATCAACTGCTCTGATACACCCATTGCTTCAGCAATCTCTCGGTAGGTGATGCGTTGTTTGCGTAGTCGAAGAATCAACTGCTTACGACGCTTACCTAAATCTTGAATCTGCGATTGATGTGTTCTAATCGCATCGGTCAAAAGTTTGACCTCATCAAGTCCTTTGCCGTCTAACTCCGTTGCTTCCATTACTGTACTCATATCGCTTCTCCTTCTTCGAACAGGCGTTCGACAGCATCATCAAATCTAACTTTCTTATGAATCTGATTCGCCGTTGCGACAAACTCCAATTCAATTTTTAGCATCGCTTTTTTGTAAGCGATTAGCATAGCAATATAAAACGGTAGTATGAAAAAACCAGCAATGGATAAACCAACTGCTGTCCATATCAAATCCCAGTTCACATCGTCCTCTCTTTCTTTGCTCCTCGAATATAAATCACTAACGAATTTCTATCGTTCTTTGGCGGTAAAAAAATCAAAGAGCGAACATATTGCGGAGAATCGTCGGGAAGAACTCCCGCATCAATTATTCCGTCAATCGCCGCTTTGACTGATGGATTACAAGCACCTACATCTTGAAGCCTCCCGCCTTTTTGGTGAGGTTCAACTGTGACGCTAATCCACGCCATAGGGGGTATCTTCTCATATTTAGCCAATAGTTGAAAAGCCGAGCGCCACTCTTTTGTGATTTTCGCTCTTTCCCATCTGTTGCCCGAACGCTCCGCATTGGTCGTGTAAGGGCGCTGTGCCAACTCAAGTCGATAGATGAGTTGTTCAGCGTCGTCTGCGTAGCAAAGGCAATCCATAGACTAAACATGAGGTACACCTTGAGTTGTGTCAAGTTGTCTTTTCTGACAATCGTTGTCGATGTACCACCAAATCGCATTGTTATCCTGAAAAGGAATCTCATGAGCGGACTCAACCTTTTGAATCAGGTAGCCCAACTCTCTTGCTTTATCTCGATTGGATTCAACCCAACCGTGACAACCTGAAGTCCCTGACCCGCATAAAACAATAAGATTCGCTGGTTTATGTAAGTCCTCGTTGCGACTGCCACCCATCATTCGAGGGCGTCTGTGATGAACCGAGACTGGAAATCCTAGGAAGTCTCGTCCGCATCTTTCGCACTTGTAGAAGGCTCGGGCGAGGACTGCGAATCGAGTCTCATCATCAACTCTAAGTTTAGGCTTTGCCATTGGAGTCTTTCATCCGCGATGGCGTCCAAGCAAGCAGGGCATACTTTTGCGCTCGTCTGTTCCGCCACTTGTAATACCAACCTACAAATCGAAATATCTTCATGAGTCAGATGCCACCTGTCCATTATCAGTTTCCAAAGAAGCATCAGTTCCTCTATTCAAAATTTGTCGTATCTCCGCCATATACTTCGCAACCGCTTCAGGAGATGCCTTCCGCTTTTCATTCTCTTCATACTCAAGAGACATTCTCTGCGAGCGCTCGCGTTCTCTACGGCTGGCTAGTCTATGACGCCACTCCCGATTTATGTGAGATGGGTTGATAGCCGTGTCATGATTGGAGTAATGGGCAGAAACAATTTTCTTTGCTTCTTCCAAATCAATATCAGAATCTAAAGACTGCGCCCAAGCGCGAACCTTGAGTTCATCCACTTGGATGCGTAGGTCATAGATGCCGATATAACCGAGAAGGATTGCGATGTCAGATAGATTCATCTCTGAGTTTCTCTGCGAGTTCAATGGCTCGATGAGCAGACTGTTCATGTTTTGTCTTTACCCCCACTCCTCGTAAAACTAAATCCATCTGTCTCATAGTCGGAACTGTTCCGATGTAATCAAGTGCTTGTTCAATCTGCTCTTTGGAATACCCTCGAGCCTCTGCCGCTTTACATATCTGAAGAAGCGAGTGCCAAGCACCTTTACCTAAAGGTTTGACTCTTTGCTTTTCCCACCATTGTTTAGCAACTTGTTCCCAATCGGCGACGACTGCGATAGCAGTCTCGTCGCTCTTTGTTGTAGATAGGACGGATGTATAGGACGGATGGTACGGAGTGGAGTTGGGGAGTGAGGGCATCAGAGTTGGGGAGTTGTCCCCCTCCGAGTTGGGGAGTTCGACCTCTCCTAAACTTTGTTCCTCCCCAACTGAGTTGGGTAGTTTCTTCCAAATCAACTGGTACACCGTGGCGTTGCCTCGAGAGTTTCCCTTGGTAATTATCTTCAAATGACCGTCGGCAATCATCTCGTTGATGACCTTTCGGACATACTCGATAGAGCAACGACCTTTGGAAGCAAGGTTTGACTGAGAAGCAAAGAAGCGTCCATCATCATGAGATATATCGGCGAGCGCAAGATGAATCAAAAGTTTGGTGCCATCATAAGGAGAGTCGCTCCAAACTTTTGTTATCCATCGTATGCTCACAAATTACCTCCGCAATGAGGGCAACATTTCTTTCGCCCTTGAATTTCAACTACTCGACCATTGATACATCTCAAATCAACATAGACTTTACAGCCCTTGCGAGTCTCTTTGAGTCGCGCAATGCGTCCCGCTTTATGGAGGACGGACAATACACCCGAAGCAGTTCCGTGATGAAGTCCAGTAATCTCAGAAAATTCTTTCCAAGTAATTCCTGTGACCTGTCTTTGACCGAGCAGGTTCAAGGCTTGCGCCTGACGCAAGGCAGTCTTTCCTGACCTGTCCGCGTCGAGCGCTCGCCCCTTACTTGTATCTGTTCCGCTATGCCCTGAAGTTCCGTTATACGGTAACTCGGGTTGTATCTGTTGTATCGACATTGGCATCCTCTTCCAATTTCGGTGGGTTCAACTTGGTCTGTTGTTCTTTGAACTTAGCGCGGAATTGTTCAAGCAACTCGGGATTGAACTTATCCTTGTTCGCTGTGATGTACTGCCCGATTGAAGCAAGTGAATCCAAATCAGTCGCTTGATGAATCTTGGTAAGAATTGCGCTAGGCGCTAAGACATCATCAGCGGAGGAACGCTCATAGGATTGTGCGTCAGGGTCGGGTTCATCTGTTGGTAGGCAAAGTGCTTGGAGCAATGCGGTTCTAAATGCGACTGACATTGCTTTGGCTGTCGCTTTATCACCTGAGTCCATTGCTTCACCGACAACTGTTGTTTTGATAGCGTCACCGTTAGAACCGATGAATGTATAAGTAACTCGGACTTTGACATGACCCATCGCTGTTCGATTACGACCAATCTCAACTGTGTCATACGAATAGTCCTCAACTGTCGGTACAACAATGACTCCAAACTTTTGTAGTTGTGGAGATACTGCGTTTACAACTGAATCAATTCCACGGAAATTGAATCCTTGGGCTTGATTGCGGTCTTTCTTTGCGATGCCACCAACTGCCTTCATGA